CGGCCTCGGAAAGCGCATCCAAGGCGACGCGAGCGGCCAGCGTGAGCAGGTCGGTCTCCGTGCGCTCGGCGACGACCTCCTCGACAGGGGCAGACGCCTCGTTTCGGGCCGAGGCAATCTCGGCACCCGGCACGGCAGGCATCGGGGTAATAGAGACTTCGCGCAACTCAATCTCGGTGAACCGCTCGACGGGCTTGCCGTCGATGGTCACCATCTCGGACGACCGCGGAATGAACCCAATCGAGAACCCGGTCGAGGCACCCGAGGCGAGGACGGCCTTGACGTACTCCATCGCGGCCCGTCCCTCGGCGGTGTCGAACACGTCGGCGGTCATCACGAGCGTATCCCCGGCGTCGGTCATCGAGGTAATGACCCCGACGTGCGCCTTCGACGTGCGCTCGTGATCCATCAGGAGGGGCACCTTGCGAGCGGCCACCCGCCCGTCGATGGACCGCTTGGCACACTTCCGCGAGAACATCGTCCCGTAGGAATCGACGACCTCGTAGGTCAGCGCCACGCCAGACACGCGCCCGGCGATGCCCGGCGGCAGGTCGGATTCGGCGCGCACCTCGAGGGTCGCGTCGGTCAGGTGCCAGAGCTTGTCACGGACGGGCTTCGACATTGGTTACTCCTTGGGGGCAATATCCGGCTGGTCCTGCGTGGCCGGGGCAATCTTTCGTGCAAGTACCGTGGCAGCTTCGGCGACATTGAGACCGCCCGACTTGCAGGCGATGTCCAAAAGCTGGATGAGGGCGGTGGCTTCTTCCTTGGTCAACTCGATGGAGGTCATACGGGAGGTATGGGGATGAAGGTGAAAACGGAACTACGCTGGCTCGTCCGAGTAAGCTAACACGCAACGGCAGTTGATGACCTCATCAGCCGCGCCACTCGGGTCGAGCGGATACATCAAGCCATTCGTGAACGGCTGGTCAATCGGGATTGGTCCCTGCGCCATACACGCGGTATGCGTCTCCCGCGTCTCGGCGTCCGAGAAGGCGAGCCACTCCTTCGTGCGGTAGAGGTCGCCCATTTCCTTCGCTTGGTCCCACGAGCCCTGCGAGAGCGCCCCAGCAGACTCGGTGCGGGCAATCATCGTCGACCGCGCATCGACCCGCTCCTCGCCATAGACGGCCCGACCGACAAGGCGCGAGGTCTCCTCGACCGTGAGCCCTGCCCGCTCCGACGCCTCGATGACCGCCAAGACCTCGCGGGCCGTGGTGTCACCAATGAGGGAGGCAAGGCGGGCGGTGCGCTTGCGGATCGCCTCGCGGACGGACGCCACGGAGCGACCCGCGAGACCCGCTTCCTGCACGTCGGCCTTGAGGTCAGCCCCGGCCCCCGCGACCTCGGTCGCACCGAAGGCGTAGGACTTGGAGACGAGCGGCGTGAAGCTCTCGCGCCAGTTCTCCTCGAGGTCGCCCGTCACACTATACGCCTCACGGACGCGAGCGCGAGCCTCGCTGAAGTCGGACGCCCCGGCAATCGACTTGGTGACCTTGGGCCGCTCGGCGCGGAAGAGCGCGGAGGCGGTCGCCTTGTAGGTCTGCTCGGTGCGGTCGAGTTCCTGCATCGCCCGCTCCCACATCCCCCGCTTCCGGCTCATCGTCTCGTCCATCGGGGGCGCAACCTCGGACTTCTCCTCGAGCGCGTCCTTGGCCTCGCGGATGACCTGCCGCATATGGTCGAGCCCACGATCGCCGACCGCGAGCCACTTGATTTGCGCGACCACCCCGGCCAACTGGAAGTCACCCCGGTGCCGAGCGACCCACGCCTCGCGCAGCCGGATGGCGTTCTCCTCGGCCTCACCATCGGGCACCCCGCCCCGCTTGGCAATCGGCGCGAGCTTGGCGAACTGCTCGTTGCCCTTGATGTTGCCGCCCTTGGACCAGATGGCGGGCCAGTTCTCCTTCAGGTCTTCGGCCTCACCGACCGGGAAGAGCGCGTACTGCGAGTTCCGCAGCGTGACCTTCTTGTCGTCCCCGTCCTCGGGGAAGTTGCTCACCGGCTCGGCGCGGGACGCCTCGACTTCCTCGTCCTCGAGTTCGTCCTCGTCCTCGACGTCCTCGCCTTCGGCCTCCATCTCGTCCTCGGCCTCTTCCTCGGCTTCCTCTTCGGCCTCTTCCGGCTCCTCGCCTTCCTCCTCCATCGCCTCGGCGGGCGTCGGGGCACCGAGCATCGGCGTCTCGTTGTCCGTCGCGGGCGGGCGGTCGAGGATGGTGGAGGGGTCAATCACGGCAACCGCGGCGGGAATCAAGTCCTTGCCCGCGGTCTTCAGGATGCTATCGGTCGGCTCCGGCAACGGCGAGAGCTTGAGCGCGGTACGGCTTTCCTCCCACGTGCGGAGTCCCATATCGTACTCGGCCCGGATGCGCGTCGAGGTGGCCGTGTCGTCCTCGACGAGATCGCGGAGCACGTCGTGGTCGTAGGTCACCCACACGTCACCGAACTCGGGCGCGAGCCAATGGTTCAGCTCGTCCTCAAGCGCGGAGAACATCGGCTCAATGGTGTGCTGGACTAGCCGCGCACGAGCCTCGACGTACTGCGTCCCCGAGAGCCCCGCATCGCTCGACGCGGAGGCGATGCCAATCATCCGCGGGTCCACGCCAAACGCGGCGCAGATGTCCTCACGCGAGACGCGCCGGAGGTCGGGGAACTCGAGGTCGGAGAGCGTGAAGCCGAGCGGCTTGATGTCCTTGACCGCGCCGAAGAAGGCGGGGGTGCCACGCTTGCCGCGATCCACCACGCGGGCGCGGTACCGGTCCTGCATCGCGGTGGCGTCCTCGGTGGTCGCTTCGTCGGCCATCAACACGGCGAACGTTGGGGTGCCGTCGTTGGTCACGACCTGCCGGACGTACTGCGTGGCCTCGTTGTCCGCGGCGATGGACGCGATGGCCGTCGCCCCACGGGGATAGCCGAACACCTCGGCCTCAAAGGGACGGCCCATATCGAGGTCGCGGAAGTGCAGGATGTCCTCGACCGGGACGTTGACGATGATGCCCGCCCAGTTCGCGTAGTCGTAGCGGCGCGGGTCGCCCTCGGGGTCAATCCAGACCTGCTGCATCGACTCCGCATTGATGGCGCGGAGGGCCACGGGGGGACGCGTCGGGGCCGTGCGCTCCATCTGGAAGAACGCGTTGCCGTACCCGAGGTAGTCCACCGCAAACCGCGCCCGGAACTGCCGCGCCGTAAAGCGCGGAGCGGGATAGTCGAGGAGCTTTTGGAGCGGGTGATCGGGGCCGACACGCGACTCGTAGTTGCCACGCTCTTGCAACACCACGAGCGGGACGGACGCGATAATGTCTGCGACAACACGGACACACGCGTGGACCACGGGGTGCTTGTTGAACCCGATGTTGCGGATCGTGGCCCCATCGTAGCGATACTCGCCGGGGTTCGCCGTGCGGACAAGCGACATCTGCTGCTGACCATTCGGCAGCGTCGGGTAGGTCAGCGGAATAATGGCGCGGGACTCGTCCCCGTCACCACGCAAAGCGCGGAGCGCGGTGCTCACACGCGAAAGGAACGACCTGCGCTCGGTATCAGACAAACGTGCGCCCCGTGCGTAGAGGGGTGGGACTTGCCACCCAACACATTACGCGAAAGCAAGCAAGGGCGCAAGCCCTCCGCAACATCACACCACAAACACGCTCGGCCCCTTCTTGATGAGCGGGGCCAAGGCGTAGCGCACGGCGTCCCACACGTGGTCGTTGCCGGGATGCAAGGCCGGTAGGACTTCCTCGGTGCGCGGGTCGGTCTTGTATCGCCAGAGCCGGGCTTCCTCGATGGCTCGCTTGCATCGTGGGTGGATCACGATGTCGGTGTAGGTGCGGAGGTGCTGGATGCCGTCTTGCACGGACCCGGACCACTTGGGCGCGGCCTCGCATCGGAACCCCCGCTTCCGCATCTCGGCGATGGTCTCGGGCCGTGCGGCGTCCGCTCGGATGACGTGCTCCCGTGCCTTGGGGACGCTCTCGAAGACCCGCGCCGTCGCATCGCTGTCAAGCTGCACCCCGCCCACGTCGTACTCGACGTAGAGCCGCCCGTCGTGGAGCCAGAGCTTGACCAAGGTCGTGGGGTCGTGCGCGAAGCCCCAGTCCGCGCCGAAGTACGGCCCCTGCCACCCCTCGCCGGGGGTGAACTCGGCCACGCGCCACTTGCCCGCGAGTACTTGGGCGTCCGACCGCGCCCACGGCTTCCCGCCCCACACGTGCGCGTGGGCCTCGGGGTCGGCCTTGAGCAACGCGTCGGCCTCCTCCTTCAAGACCGCGGGGAACCACGGGTTGTCGAGGTAGGAGACGAGCCGGACGACCGACCGCTCGGGTGGCGAGGTGACGAACCGCTGGTAGGTCGGGTCGGACTCGAGCGCGGGGTTGAAGGTCACCCAAATCTCGGACCCCGGCTTGCGGATCGTGGGGACGAGGGTGCGCCAGCTATGGTCGGAGACGGCCTCGGCTTCCTCGACCCAGCAGAGGTCGATGCCTTCGGTGGACTTGATTTGCGCGATGTCCCGCCGCAACCCCTTGAACAAGAACTCGGTCCCGTTGGCCCCCAAGATGGCCGACTCTTGGATGGTGTAGAAGCCGGAGAGTCCGAGGAGGTCGATTTGGTCCGCGAGGACGCGATGCACCGAGTCGCGGATGCTCGCTTGATACTCGCGGGCGCAGAGGATACGCAGCGGGGTGGAGAGCCCGTGAATCAGCAGGGCGCGAGCGTATTGCCACGACTTCGCCGAGCCACGGCCCCCGTAGGCCACGCGGTAGCGCAACTGGCCCAGCGTCGGCGTGTAGAGGAACCCAAACGCCTTGGGCGTGGGGACCGAGAGCGGGGTCACTCGGTGTCGCTTACCGGCGAGATAAGCTCGACCCGCACGGCGGTCGGCGGCAGCTTGTCACCGCCCGTCGTGTGGTCAACCGACTGGCGTGGCTTGCCGAAGGCGCGATCCAGCAGGGCTTCTGCGGCCCGGATGTCGCCCTTGACGGCCTTGGCGCGGAGAGCCATCAGGGTCGCCTCCAATGCCGAATAGCCGTCCTTCTCGTCGGCAAGAATCTTGGCAAGTGCCTCGGAGATGTCTGGCAGCTTGGGCCGTCCCTTGGGGTTGCCGGACTGCCCCTTCTTCCATTTGCGAAGGTTCTGCGGGTTGCCGCGTGGATTAGCCATTGGGTGTTCTTTCGTTGCTTGACGCCATCTGGTTGAACGTCTGCCCTGTAACGCTATGGATGGCATCGCGACCTGTAAAGTCCTGCCACCGCTTGACAATGACGTCGACGTACTTGGGGTCTAGCTCCATCAAACGAGCCACGCGGCCATTTCGTTCCGCGGCAATAAGAGTCGTGCCTGACCCGCCAAAACTGTCCAGCACGATGTCGCCACCCTTTGTGTTGTTAAGCAACTGGTACTCAAACAAGGCAACGGGTTTCATCGTCGGGTGGCTTTCGTTGCGCGACGGACGTTCGAAGTCGAGGATAGTTGTTTGCTTGCGATCCGAAGCCCACAGGTGTCCAGCACCATCTTTCCATCCATACAGGCAAGGTTCGTGTTGCCAATGGTAGTCTTGACGGCCCATCACTAATCTGTTTTTACGCCATATCAGGCATTGACGAACAGTCCATCCAATATCCCGACACGCTCCGCGAAAGTTGTAGCCTTCCGAGTCGGCGTGCCAAATATAAAAAACAGCACCCGGCTTCATTACCGTATCTGCAGTCAAAAAGGCATCGCGCAAAAACTGTCTAAACGAAGCGTCATCCATACTGTCGTTTTTTACGATTAATCCATCAGTTCGCCTTTTTCTCTTTTTTGCTTCTTCCGGTGTCTCATTCATCCCGAGTGCCACATTGTACGGCGGGTCCGTCAAAAGCATATCAACTGCCTGTTTATCAACAAGCAAATCCATTGTTGTTTGTTCAAGACTCGACCCACAAAGTACACGATGCTTTTCAAGTAGCCAAAGATCACCAAGCACGGTTGTGGGCGTCACAGGCGATTCCGGCACATCGTCAGGATCGGTCAGGCCATCCGCTGGCACCTTGTCAAACTCGGGAACGTCCAGCCCCCACTCGGCTAGTTGGTCGGCGTCCCACTCGTTAGCCAACGTCTCCCATTCCCACTCGCCGAAGCCCACGTTGTCCTTGATGATGAACTCGCGCTGGCGTTCATCGGTCAATCCGGATGCAAGGATCACTGGCACCTCTTTGAGCCCGGCCTCCTTGCAAGCCTTGAGGCGCATATTGCCACCCAAGACCACCATCTCGCTGTTGACGACGATAGGGCGCAGCGCGAGCATCTCTGGGAAATCCTTGATGGACTTCACCAGTTTGCGGAACTTGTCATCCTTGATGATGCGCGGGTTGTTGGGGTTTGGCTTGATGTCACCGATGGGGACGTGGCGGGCGTTTGTCATCCGGATAGAGTTGAGGCGTGGGATGGGGCTTGCTAGGTGGTGCGAGGTCGAGTCAACGGGCGGTGGTATGCTCGGAGGAGTGTACGCCCTCGTCGGCCTTACGAGTGCAGTGGCGACCGGCGTTATGCGAACCGGGACGGTTGCACCCCACCACCTAGCAAGCGAGTGACGCTGCGTTATTCCTCGGGATCGCCGAGGGTTTCGCGGACGGGCTTGTCGGTCAGCGGGGTGTAGTGGTTCGGGTCGTAGCCGACGGCATCGTCGATGGCGGGGCCGAAGGCTTTCTGCCAGTTGCCGGTGAAGGTCTCGGGCGGGACGGAGAGGGGGCGCGGGGTGTCACCTTTGCCGGTCACGGACGACTCCAAGGGTGAGGAGGACGGATAACACGATGAGCAACGGGACGGTGGCAAGCAAGAGGATGGCGGTCGCGGTCACTTCGAGGGCGCGGCGCATCGGCTACTCGGCCTTGCGTTGCCGGGTGGCGGCGGCTTTGCGGCCTCGGGCTTTGTGGCGTTCCTTGATTTCGTCGAGGGCGCGGAGGTAGCCAGCGTGTTCTGCGTCGATGAGGTCGCTGCGGTTCAATCGCTTGACCGAGAAATAGCCGACAACGCAGCCGATACCGATGCCGATGCCGTAGGTCAGGACGGACGCGAGGATTGCCATTCGAGTCTCCGTGCCGCGATGCGAGCGGCGTAGCGTTTCGCGCAGGTGGCGAGGTAGGACCGGCGACGCTTGGCGTTGGTTTCGGCGCGTCGGTCGGGTGAACGATACCAGCGATGGCGATCGGTGAGCGCGGCGATGTGCTCGGGGCTCCAGATGTAGCGGAGCCGTGCCCCGGCGGTCGAGGTCTGTCGGACCGGCGTCAAGTCAATGGCGCGGGCGTAGGCGAGGACGCGTTGGCGTGAGACCCCGAGGCGGTCAGCGAGTTGGTCGGTGTAGAGGTGCCCCGGTGGGAGCGTCGGGAGCGGATCGTGGCCGTTGCCCTTGCGGACGCCCTTGACGGCCCGTTTGATGGTGGGGCGGGCGGGTGCGGCGCGATAGGACGCCTCGGAGACGACGGGGCCGGGGCCGAGCTTGACCGTGGCGGTCGCCTTGTCGGGCGCGTCGGTGGTGCGGACGATTCGGCCCGCGTCGTCGAGGAGGTGCCAGCGCATCAGCGGATGAGCCAGAGGATGCCGAGGGCCGACAGCGTGACCAGCGCAATGACAAAGAGGAGCTCAAGCTCCCCGTCCCCAAGCGGCTTACGCATTGGCGCGGACCATCTGATTCAGCGAGGACGAGACGCAATGCCAGAAGGTCCACTTGAAGACGTCGGACTCGGTGACCTTGCGGTTCTCGAGGGCGGGCGCGATGCAGAGGTGGCGATGCCCACGCGATCCGGCGATGATGCGGGCCTTGATGAGGCCGTGCTTCTCCACAAGTCCTGCGGCGACGCGCTGCTGTCTGGTCATTTGGTGATGCCTCCCGATGGGGTGGAGGGCCGCACCGCGCGGCCCGGTGTGATGGGTTACTTCTGGACGAGGATGATTGAGTAATCCGGTTGCGTCAGCCAATAGTCAATGTTGTAGAACTTTTTGCACTTCTCACAGGTCACCTTGGCTGGTTCGTTTGTCATCCGACTGCGGTGCGTCGTGAGGCGGGTGCGGTTGGTGTTGCAAACCATCCCGTACTTGCCATTGAAGTGAACCTTCATCACAACCTCCCGATAGGGGTTCGGCGTCATTGCCGACCCGTGAAGAATACACCGCCCCTATACGCCTGTCAAGTCCCCACCTATCCCCCTGTAAATCAACAACTTACGGCGTCGGGGCTACCCGGACGGCCCAGAAGAACCCCGTTTTGGTGCGGCTCGACGGCTCCTGACGGGCCTCGATGGTGCCGCTCTTGATGCGCTGGTGGATGCGCTGACGGCTCACGCCGAGCACCTTCGCGGCCTCGGTCACGGTGAGCCAGCCGGTCGATACGTCGGGGGTGACGATGGTCACGTCGGTCATACGCTGCGATCCTCTACGGTGAGATGTAATGCCCCGTCTTTGGGGCGGTCCTGCCGGTACAAGTGCAACTCGACGACTTGCGAGTCATCGTCCCACACGATGCCGTTCAAGGCATCGAGCGCGACCTTGGCGCGGTTGTCCAAGTCCCCGCGACGGGCCGAGCGGTACCAAACTAGCGTCACCGCGATGGGCTTGCCAGATGGGAAGGCGATGCGGCCCTTGGTGACCGCGTGAGCGATTGCCGCGAGGTGCGCCTTGTACGCCTTAGCCTCCGCGGAGAGGTAGGCGTGGCCGTTGCCGATGCGCCAGTAGCGGTTGGCACTCGGCGGCTCGGGGAGCCAGAGGTCAATCGTCACCCGGTCCTCGGGTCTGGGCGTACTTGAACTGGGTGACATACGCCAAGTAGCCGAGCTTGGAAACCGGGAACCCGAGTGCCCCCCAGCCCTTCGCGTGTTGCAAGCGATGGCACGATGAGCAGAGCGGGACGGTCTCGGTGTAGTCGGCCTTCCGGCCCATCCCGCCCGACTTGATGTGCGCCGTCTCGCACGGCCCCCGGCCACACGCCACGCACGGCTGGGCGGCGATCCACGCGACCCGCGCCTTGGAGCCATACACGCGGGCGAAGTCCGCGGTGCTGCGCTTCTTGGCCTTGGGCTTCGTCTTGGTGACCAGTTTGGTCTTGCGCTTCAAGGGGGTGCGCTTCACGTGGGCCGTCCGTATCGCTCGGCGGTGTGCCGGGCGAGTTGCACCTTGGCCCAATGCTCGGGGAAGAACCGCGAGATGACGCGATTCCCGAGGTGCTGCGTGGTTAGGTCGATTGGCACAAGCGGGATGCGCTCGGCAATCCGCTCTTGCCACGTCGGTTCGGTCAGCTTGGACTCAATCTCATCAATCGGCATCGTTGATCCTCGCAGGTTGGGCGCGGCACGTCTCGCACGTGGTCGCGTCTTCGTCTTTGTCATCACCGCAGAGACGGCAGACCTTACGCCGACGCTCGGCGAAGTCATCGATGCCGGTGTTTTCCCAGTTGTCGCGCTCCATTAGCCCTCCAGTCGGTAGGTGGCGACCCGCTTGCCATTGGGCAGGGTGACCATCGTCGAGGTGATGGCATAGCCCGCGCCCTTCAGGTCCGCGATTCGAGCGGCGAGGCGAGAGCAGCCGAACATCTGCAACGCCTCGAGCGAGGTCAGGCCGTGCCCGGCGCGAAGATGCGCGAGGATCTGCCCGTTCTGCGTGGTGCCGTCGAGGGGTTGCGGGTGCGTGGTCGCGGTCTCCGCGGCGAAGAGCCCGAAGTCCACGGCGAGCCGCTTGCGGTAGACGTACATCTCGGTCTCGTCCATTAGCGGGGCTCCGAGGCAACGTAGCGCGAGAGGGTGTTGCCGCGAGTGATGCGGTCGGTGATGGACTGGATGGCGTTCTCCGTCATCAGCCATTCGGCCCGACCCGCCTCGAGGGTGTCGAGGAAGGTGAGGTAGGTCGGATGGGTCCGGCTCATCGCGTCGACCTTGCCCTCGGTCGCCTTCTCGCCCGTCACGGCAATCGTGGCGCGGACCTGCAACTCCGCGAGCGCGAGGGCCACCTTGCGGCGATGCTCGGCGGTCCCGAAGGGGCCATACAAGGCGTAGAGCGATGCGGCGTCGGCGACTAACTGCTCGCGTTCGGCAAGCAAGGCGTCAAGTGGGGCGATCCCGACGCGGGATTCGAGGTCAAGCATTGGTTCCTCCGATGGGAGTGGTGGCCTGTTGCATCCGTTTGAGCATCTCGCGCTGGCGATGTTTGCGCCAGCGGGTTGTCGCGGCCTTCTTCGCAATCTCGCTCCGTCGTTCCGGCGTCAGCGCAGCGGCTCGCGCCAACCCGCGAATCCGTCCGACCGTCTTTTGATCAAGCGCGGGGCGACCCTGCCGTTCTTCGGCTCGCTTCCGGGCTTGCCGGATCGCCGCGCTCTTGTTGTACCGCTCGAGGTTCCGCAGTCGGTAGCGTAGATGGTTCTCGCGGTGCGCGATGACCTTGTGCCACTCGCAATACTTGGCGACCCCGACCTTCCCGTAGACCGGCTTCGGGCATCGGACGCAGACGCCCGCCTTCCGCCGGGTGCAACCGGGACAGGTGTAGAGCACCCGCCCCAGTTGGTCGATGCGCTCGACCAGCACCATCCGGCACTTCTCAAGAGCGCAACGCATTGATTAAACCATCCTATGCACGTCCATATGGTGCTTCCGGCAGAGCCATACGACCTCAAGGGGTTTGGTGTAGTCGGGATGGTGTGCATCCGTTCTCGTGTTGCCGCATTGCTCACACGGTCGTCGTATCACCTTGCCACGAGCAACAGCGTTATGAAGCGCAATCCGAGCGCGATACTTGACAGGGTCTTTCCGAGCCGACGCGCTAATTGCCTTGATGCGCTCCGGCTCCTTCGACCGCTGCCGATCGTACTCGCGATAGTAGTCGGCCTTCGCTTTGCGATTCTGCCGAACATCGTATCGCGCACACGCCTTACACTTGCCAAGATGCCCATCGGCCATCATCGGGTGTTTGTAGAAGTTCACGATGGGCAACTCGGCTTCGCACTTAAAACATTTCTTTGTCCGCATCTTTTATCCTAGAAGGGGTTGCGCACAAGGTACTAGCGCCTTGCTCTATAGCGCAACCCCTCTAGTCAAAAGGGAGGTCGTCCGTAAAGTCCGCGTCCGACGGCGGCGGCACCTTTGAGAAGTCGTAAGCCTCGGGCGGGCTCATACGCTTCCCGCTCGGCGGCGGGGTGGTCGGAATGGCCGGACCAGTCGAGGTGGTCGATGTCGTGGTCGGCTTGGCCGTCACCTTAATCCCCTCGGGCTGGATGCCGCGCTTGTCCCACGTGATCCAGATGGTGGCGGTCGCGGCCTGTACCGCTTCGGCGGCTTCCTGTGGGAGCGCCGTGCGGACGTGGCGGTAGAGCGCGAGGTAGGCGTTCGCGATGCTCATCCGAGCGTCGAGCCCGCCCACGACCTCGGTCTGCACCGGGGCGGGGAGGCGCTTCGACGGCGCGGCCTGCGGTCCGGCGACCTCGATGGACCAGTACGGCGCGGCCCCCGGCGTCTTGGTGTTGGCCTGACGCGAGAAGGTCAACGTCTCACCGATCGCCGTCTCGGTCGTGAGCCCGCAGCGGTTCAACTGCCGCTCGGCGGTCTCGGCGCTGATAAACAACACGTCGCCGTTCTCGGCGGTGAACTTGACCTGCGACCCGAACTTCCCGGCGACCGTCTCGCAGTCCGTGACCTTCCACGTCGCCGCGTCGCCTGCGTTTGCCAGCTTGATGATAGCCATCTGCCTCTCCTTCGAGTGTTGGGTGGTTACTGCTCGTCCCGGACCAGTCTGTCGCGGGCCGCTTGGAAGGCGCGATGCGCTGCGCCAAAGTCGAAGTCTGCGTTCATCGCCGCGAACGCGGCCCGCTCGAGGCGGTACTTTTGCTCGGGCGTCAGGCCCGTCGGCAGGTCGTCCCACGTCCCGGCGGTGAGGTAGTCGATGGTGCGCCGAAACGAGGCGATGTTCGCCTGCACCGCGGCGAGCTCGCCGTCCTTGATGGCGCAGTAGGTGGCGTAGCTGATGGGGTCGGTCACTTGACCGCCGCCATCTGGTCGTTCGCCATCGCCTCGTCCCAGATGTTCTCCGCGAACGTCCACGTCCTCTTGCCATTGGGGAGCGTCTTGGCCTCGGCCACCGAGCCGTCCTCGAACACGGCGAGGAACCCGAACCGCGGATCATACACGACCTGCACCAGCGCGTTGCGGTCCTGCATTGCGACCTCCGATGAGAGGGTGAGCCAACGCCTACAGAATAGGGGACGGCTTGCCGCTTGTCAAGTCCTCGTCGTATCCCAGCGACGGGCCTCGGCCATCGGGAGGTAGGCGTTGCGCCGGACGATGGTCTCCGGGCCAACCGAGGTGGCGAGGGTTCGGCTACTGGCGACCGTCCAGCCAATCACGGGCAGACCCGCCTTGTCGCCGATGGGCCAGTAGAGCCGCGCCCCGTCGGACAATTCGGTCAAGAGGAAGGACGGGACGCCCAACGCCTTACTCGTAGCAAGCAGGGTCGTGAGCTTGTCCTCGGTGACCAAGTACGAGCCATAACTGGCGATCTTGGGCAGGTCGTAGCTGATGCGTGTCTTGGCCTCGACGACGGCGACCAGTACCCCGTCCCGGCTGTACACGGCATCGAGCGTGGCGGGCACATCGGGCGGGGTGTAGTGCGCGGTCGAGTGCGTAAAGGTGCCGAAGTCCCGGATGAGACGGCGACCGCGGTGTTCGTGGGCTTGTCCGATGGTGGTGGTGATGGCGAGCGTCATTCTTGTGAGGCCTTACGTCTTTTGGTCTGCGCTTTCACGCTGTACAAGTCCTTGAGCGGGGGCCGCGGCTCCGGTGCCGGGATAGGCTTTCGGCTCGGGAGCTTCTTGCGCCACGCCTCAATCAGCAGCCGCCGCTCCTTTACCGCCCGATCCGCGACCCGCTTTCGGAATATCGCCCACTTGCCGTGGACCGCTCCGTGACATTCGTCGCAGAGCACCGCCAAATCGGTGTCCAGTTCGTCGAAGAGCCGGACGTAGGTCAGGTGGTGGAGGTGCAGCTTGTAGCCGGACCCGCAGACCTCACACCGCCCGTTCCGGGCCGCGATCATCTCCCGACGGCGGGCCTTCCACTTCGGGGACCGGAGGTACTTTCGGTATTCGGCGTTAGACATTCCCGCACCCCGGCGCGTGAGTTTGGACCGGACGCTTCGACCCCGCGACCTCGGCCAGCACCCCGTCCCCACATTCGGCGCAGAACTTCGTCGGCATCAGGTTGACGTGACCGGGTGCGTAGTTTCCCACACGGTGCAACGCACCCCCACTAGTAGTTCGTCCGTCCGTCCGTCCGTACCCGCGACGCTCGCCGGTAGTGTCGCGCGACGGTCGCGCGACGGTCGCAGGATGGTCCCGCGACAATCGCAGGCGCTCCCGATCACGGTGCATCTTTTCTAACGCCTTGCCGTTGTGCTTGTCCCACGCTTCCCAAATGCCATCCTCGTTCAGGAAGATGGCCCGCAGCATCGCCGCGAACTGCCCCCGCTCACCCGACCACCCCGCCCATCGCTCAATCAGCCCGTCTGGGATGTCCTTTAGGTTCCCATCCGCGGCGTGTTCTGGGAACTTGGTCAGTAGCAAGACCAGTAACCCAACGGCGTGAGCCGCGTCGATGTTGAGGTGGTAGGCAATCGTGTGCACGTCCGGGTCGTCGCCTATGGCGACCGCTACTCTGATCCAGTTCATAAAGAAAAAGAAGGCCCCGGCGTTCTCCCCTGTGAGAAGTCCGAGTCAATCAAGACGCGGAAGGGGATACTTACCGGGGCCGTCAGTTGTGACTACGGTGCAACGCTTCTCACGACGTTGCACGTCCTAACCTACACGCCACCCACCAAAGCGCAAGCCCTAGAACCCGATGCGCCGACGTTTGGCCTCCGGTGGCATCTTCCAGTCCTCGATGCCCTCCTCGTCCGGCGTCTCGAACCCGCCCCCGTGCAGCGCCCCGGCGTCCACCACCAACTCCTCGTAGCCCGCCGCGACCAGTTGCCGCACGATGTCAAGCAACTCCTTCGCCACCAACCCCGAGTCCACCGCCGAGACGTCCTGAATCTCAATGGACAGCCCGTTCCGATGGACCGACACGTTCGCCTTCCGATTCGTGAACGGGTTGACGCGACGTCTGGGCCTACTCATCGTCCCGCCGCAAGGCCCGGAGGACCAAGCCCTCCATCGTCGGGAGCTCGTGCCCACACCACGGACACTCCGTCCACGGCGTCACCACGTCCCGGCTCCGCCACCAGACCCAGCCGAGCCCCCAGACGTAGCTGAACTCGCCCAAGTCCCGCGCCATCTTCCGGCCCGGACACGGGATCGGTGACCACGTCCGACAGACTACCGGCTTCTCCGTCATACGCCGCACATCCCTTCGCACTCGTTGACGAACATATTGACCTGTCCCCTCTCCTCGGCGGTTGAGAAGTCCACCTCAAGCAATGGGAGGAGACTGCGATGCGCGAACTGCCGCCCCTTCATCCCACGGACTGGCTCGCGGATCGCGTTGTCGATTTCGACCGCATCGGCCCAGAGCGCCGGGTCCGACTTGATGGCCCGCCATTCGGTGTTGCTGTGAAAGGGACAGGCGATACAACTGGAGCGCGGCGGCTTGGGGTAGCCGTGCCGCTGCATCCACGCCAAGCAGTCCCGCCGAGACATCCCGAGTTCAATCAGGGGCCAGACGTTCGTGGCCCACTTGTCTCGCGCTGGCTTCATCCGCAACGCCTCATCGGTGCTGATGCCGATGAGCGTCTCGCACGAACCAGCCGGGATGCGCTGACGCGGCTGGTAGCCGAGGAGCTCGCGCTGCTTACGGATCAGCGGAGCAATCTTGAACTCGGCGGTGCATTGCCGACGATTGATGCCACTTGATCCGTCCGCGTGTTCCACAAACCACGGGACAGCGGCGTACCGACCTCCTGCGCCGGACTGCTTGTTCAACACACTCTGACGCAGACTGCCAGCCGTCACGCGGTACACCGGGAACGGCAACTGCGTCTCCAGCCAGTCCAACCAGCGATACACGGCGGGCGGCTCCCATTGCGTGTCCGCGAAGATAGCCGCGTCCACCATCGGCACCTCGCCGTGCTTGATGAGCAGGGCAAGGGTTGAGGACTGGACGCCAGCACCTAATGACAAGAACCGCTTCATATCGTCCCCCGTCGGGGAGCGCGGTGCAGGTCGGGACTCCACGCATCAGAGCCGACCAGCGCCCCCCCGGAATGATACACGAACGCCTCGATCATCCGAGGGCTGACCGAGAACTTCTCGTCCGAGTGGTACTGGTCGGGCGGACAGAGCGCCGCGTGGGTCCGAACAATGACGCCGCCGTGCGTCTCGATCGCCGCCTTCCCGTGCAGGTGGCCCGTGTGCAACTCGCGGTAGATGGTCTGGCCCCACTCGACCGCGCATTGCGCCGCCATCACCTCGGCGAGCCGCTTCTTCCCCTTGTCGCCGTGGTCGAGCCCGATCAAGACCTTCCCGTGCCGCAGGTACTTGGTCGTCGTGTGCGTGTCGTCAATCGTCACTCCCTTATGTCGCCGGAACTCGGAGACCAAGATGCGTTGCAAGGCCCACGTCAACGTCCGGTCGTGGTTCCCCGGCACGAGCACCACCTTCGTCGGCACCCGCTCGGCGCTCGCCGCGATAAGGTCGAAGAGCACCTCGGTCCCCCGCTTGAGCATCTGCTGAACCCGCGTGTCGTAGTCGAGGACCGTACCCTTCGTCGTCGCGCCCTGCCCGTCGTGGTGGAAGTAGTCGCCGAGGAGCCAAAAGTGACGCGCTCCCACCTTGCGGTCGTCGCCCGCCTCGAGCATCGCCGAGACCCCATCCCGGATCACCGCGATAGCCTTGCCCGTGTCGTAGCTGTCGGCCCCCGTCCCTTCCGCCCACGCGAGCTTGGCGACGTGCGGGTCGGCAATCACCACGCCTTGCAGGAGGTCGGACGCGACGGGCTTGGGTCGTGGCGCAAAGACTGGCTGACGTGATGCGAACGCCCCCGCGAGCACCGCCTCGACCTGCTCCAATGTCGAGGGTCCGGCCTTTGGCTTGAGCTTAACGTAGACGCGGTGCAGTTCCGTCGTCTCAACGTCCCCCTCGGGGCTCTTGGTCGCCACCTCGTACTTGGTCGCCTGCGACTCCGCGACCTCGAACCGCGTCAGGTCCGCGTCGATATGCCGCAGCAGGTCGTCCACGGTCTTGATGCGTGAGCCGTTCGACCGAGCGACGATGCCGTCCGTCCCCGCCGACTGCTCCACCGCCTGCTCCCGCTGCGTCACCGGCGTCACGCCCTTCGGACGCTCGCCGACCTTGATGCCGTGCTTGCCCCGCTTGAGTTGCACCGCCGAGATGGTGCGGATCGGGACGCCCTGATGGAACTCGCGGTTCAACGTCTCGGCGACAACTGCCGCCCCCATCCCCTGCGCGGAAAGGGACGCGAGCCGCTCAAGCTCGCGGAGACTCCACGCGGTCAGGTCTTTGCGAGCACCCATTCGGGGAGCAGGCGATCGACCCACTCACGGACCAGCCGTCCGTCGGGATGACGGTCGGGGACCGAGCCGTCGGTGTTGCGGTTGATGTCGATGTGCCCGCCGCACATACAATCCTCGCAGGCGGGACTCGTGGGGTCGCGGCTCTCGCCCTGACACGACGGGCAGAACACGCGGACACATTCAGGCATACAGGGCATCCCCTACAATAGCGCCAAGACGACGACGGCCACCAGACTCCCGAGGGCGAAGGATTGCCACCGCGTCGGACACGGCCCGAAGAAGGTCGAGCAGCGCCCCGCCTCCAGCGCCTCTGCCTGTACGTCCATCACCGCCTGCATCGCGTCCATCTTCACGCCAGCGGCTTGACGCTCGGCAAGATGCGCTCTGACAAGGGTGTCAACTTGACGCTCGTATGTCAAGACCTCGGCCCGATACGTCTCCGACCGCTCGACCAAATCGGACAAGGCCACCCGCAACCGCGCCGCGTTCGAGTCCGCGAGGACGGCGTTGGCCGTGTCAATGGCGTTTCCGAGCGCGAGGTTGGCGTCTGCGGCCCGATGTCCGGCCTCCCGGAGCCGGAGGACAACCGTGTCGGTGCGGCCCCGCACGGCGGCGTATCGCTCGTCTAGGCTGTCCACCACGACCTCCAAGCTGTCAATCGTCCGCTGGTAGTCCGGCGTCACCGCCCGCCCGCCCCACCACCCACCTACCGCGACCAGCGCGAGCAGGAGGAGGCCGACGACAAGGCTACTCGTAGTCCGCAAGGACGAATCCGGGGACGTGGTCGGGATCGTTCTTGCGACCGGGGCTGACCTTCGCGTGAGTCGTCACCGGAATCTGCCCGTACTTCCGGCGCACGTCCGCGATGAGGACTTTCATCGCCTTCTGCTGTGCCTCGGTCAACGGCTCCTTGCCGTCGTTCTTATTCGAGAAACAGAGGCCGACCGAGATGCCGTTCACATCCTTGTGCCCATTCCACTCGGCCTTGCCCGCGTGCCACGCCCGGCGGTCATACGGGACGACCGTGTAGACCTTGCCGTCCCGCCCGACGAGCGCGTGGTAGCTGACCTTGCTCTCGCTCGACTGGAGCCACGAGAGGCAGCCCTTCTCGTTCGGAGAGGCGTCCGCGTGGAGCACGATGACCTTGACGGCCTGCGCCCCACGCGTGTTGTGGTTGGGGCTCGGGTTCGTGCAACTCACTTTGGCACCCGGTAGGTGCCCGTCTTTCGGTCAATCGCCTTGACGCCCGTGATCACGCCGAACTTCTTGCCGTGCCACACCGCCGCCCACGACAGCACCAAGCCGAAGCCAAGGTTCATCAGCACCTCGCTCGCCGGGGGAACCGTGAGGAGCAACACGTTGAAGAGCGCCCCGGCGACGATGAACGCCAGCCCCGTGCGGACCGCGTGGTAGCTCACCTTGCCGAACTGGTCGATCTGCTTCACGCCGTCGCCGACCTTCGTGAAGAGCATCACATAGAACGCGAGCCCGCCGAGGCAGATGAGGGCGTTGGCGAGGAGGTTGAGAGAGCGAATCATTCCTTCGTCTCCGGAAAGATTTTGGCAATAAGCATCTCGACGCCGCGCATCCCGAGCACCCCGAGCAGGAACGCCATCCCCGACTGCACGTTCGGTGAGGCCGCGATGCCCGTGACCTCAAAGACCACCGGGGTCAGGAAGTAGGCGCTCGACGTGCCCGCCGAGATCGCGAGCAGGTTGTCGCGGAGGTTGGAGTGGTTCGCCTTCCCCACCGCCACCAGCGAGCCGAAGAAGCCCGCCACCAAGAGCATTACGCTCGACTTATCCTGCGCCATCAGAACCCCCCGGTCGGTTATGTCATCCCGTCAAATATATATGCAACGTGTCAAGCGTTCCAACCAGTCACGGGGAACGCCCTATCGTCGATGCGCTCCTTGACGACCTTGAACACCGCGTCGTAGCCCTTCGCCACCGAGCGCATCCCGTAGAGCCGCCGCGCCCGCGACCGCACATCCTTGCGGTCCAAGTCCCGCACCCGGTCGATGGCCTCGAGGAACTGCGCCGTCGTCTGGCAGCGGAACCCCGTTCGGTCCTGCGCCACCGTCTCCGTGAACGCCCCAAACGCGGTCGTGATCGCGGGCGTCCCGCAGAGCGCCGCCTCGACGACCGTCCCGCAGAACGGCTCGACGTACGCCGACGGCGCGATGATGGCTCGCGCATTGCCCAAGAACGCCGCCCGCTCCGTGGTCAACGGCCCCACGAACGTCACGTTCGACGGCACCTCACCGAACGCATCCGGATCGCCCTGCCCGGCAATCACGAACGGGATGTTCGGGCGCAACCTCGCGAGCTCCAAGATGCGCGGGAGCCCCTTGCCCTCGGTCAACCGCCCAAGAAAGACGACCGCGTCCCCGCCCCGACCCTCGGGCCACTCGTCCACGTCGTAGCTGTTCGGCACCACAAACTCGAGCCGCCCCGATGTCTGATGCACCCCGTGCCGCCCCTCCTTCGCCATCGTGCCGTGCCGCACCGCCTCGCTCTCGTACACCCGCCACGGGAGGAGGCAGTCGTAGTAGCCGATTCCGGACTCAATCGCCCCGGCCCCGGCCTTGAGGACCGGCAGGTCACGGATAGCGGACGAGTGCGCGTGACCAAACGGGAGCAGGATGCAGTCGCCCGGCTGCACATACTCTTTGAGCGCGTCGCGGGCGTACAGGTTCCATTGCCGATAGACGGGCGAGTCGGCCTTCGCATCGTCGCCGTAGAAGCCCGTGCCGTGCTCGTGGTAAGCGTGACCGAGGAGGGCTTGGTGCTCGTCCTGCTCCATCAGCGTCACATCGACCGACGCCCCGGAGTCCGACCCCGCCACCCCGTAGTGGATGACCTCGTAGCCCAAAGGCCGGAGCATCCGGGGGAGCTTGTAGACCTTCTGCGTGAAGGCGCAATGCGCGAACGCTTGAGTCGTAACGGTGTGCGGGATAGAGAGCAGGTGGAGCCGCATACTACCTCGATGGAGGAAGGTGAGAAAAGAAACCTATGCCGACGCCTGCCACGGCGCAGGCAACGTGACCTGCGACGGGTGAATCTGTTGCTCGATCTGCGCGGCGAGGTTTGCCTGTAGCTGGGCGATCCGTTCCGGGCCCATCGCGGCGACCATCCAGCCCTCGACAATCTCGGGCGTCAAGTCAGCGAACGGAACAAACGGGTCGCCCTCCGTATAGGCGACGGACTGCGTTGAGTAATCGACCGCCGTATGTCCGGCATCGTCCGAGGCGTTGTATCGCCAATGCACCGTAAACACGACATCGACATAGCCGTCCTGATCGGGATAGCAGTCAAAGGCGGGGAAATCCCACGTATAGGTCAGGCTCATCGGTTCTCCAGTTGGGCCACGCGCTCGCGTAGCGATTTGATTTCTGCCAGCATAAGGGGGATCATCGCGTTGTAGCTGACCATCTGCAACTTCGGGGTGCCGTCCTCGTTTACCGCGTCCTTCTCGCCCTCGACTGCCGACGGGTAGGCCTCTGCCAGTTCGTGCGCGAGGACCATCGGATATCGGCCCTGCTCTCCGTTAATCGTGCCCTCGTGCATCCGGATCTTATCAAACACTTCGCCAGACTTGGTATACGGCCCGTGAATTGTCTTGATCCGGTAGTCCGAGGCGGTCGTCAGGTTGAGCGTCGCGTTGTCGCGGCGATAGTTGATATAGCCACGCAACGTCCGCGCGTTGTTCTGCCCATCAGAGTAAAAGCTGATGAAGTAAGTCGAGCCACTTTCGACGTTGTTCCAGACGTAGAGCGGGGACTGGTTCGCGGTGTTGCTGGTGCCGTTGATTTCAGCCGTGCTGCCCGACGACTCGGTAACGCACAAGCGCGATCCGTTCCAGCCCGCGCCGTTGATAAGAACATCACCGCCAGCAACGTCAAGGCGAGCCCCCGGACTCGTCGTGCCGATGCCGACGTTGCCGCTGGCGTCGAGGCGCATCCGTTCGGTGCTGTTGGTCATAAACAGCAACGGGCTGTTCGACAGCGTTCCGAAGAACGGATTCGTTGCTGACACAAACGCGCCAATCTGCACGCCCGAGCGGTCAAACCGGAACAGGTTGCCGTCGCCACTCACCGAGTCAAGCGTATACCCCGGCGTTGCCGTCCCGATCCCGACGCGGTTGTTGGTGCTATCAACCTTGAGCGTCGAGGTATCCACCGTCAGGTCGCCGCTCACCGTCAACGAGGACAGGGTGCCGACCGAGGTCAGGCTAGAGGCCGTGACGCCGGTGCCGAGGGCTGTCGCCGTCAAGACGTTCGTGCTATTGATCTGAAACGCCGAGCCGCTAGACAGGTTGACATTCCCAACCACGCTCACCGCATCGCCGAACCGCACCAGACCGGCGTTGGTGTAGATTGCGTAGTTAGTCGTCGCCCCGGTCTGCGCTTCGATATGCAGGCCGTAGTTCAACGCAATCGTGCCGCCAGCAGGAATCGTCGGGGTGCGAATGTACGCGCCAAAGGCGGCTGCTAGTGCGGTCGTCGCAGAGATTACCACACGCGCTTCGATGGCGCGGAGGTTCGTAACCGTCCCCTGCGCCGTCGGTTGCATTAACATCCCGTAGGATGTAGACGAGGTCAGGAGTGCGTGGTCCGTGCCGACCTGAATAGCTGTTGTAGAACTATTCGGGGCGGTCGAAATCGAAAGCGAACCATTGACGATCCGAACGTTATCGCCCAACCGTACCTGCCCAGTCCCGGTGTAGAGCGCGTAGTTTGTCGTACCGCCAGTTACGCTATCAATCTGAATACCATACTTCGTCGTCGCGGCGTGTGACGATGCTCCGATAAACACGCTATAAGCGTTCGTAACCGTCTGCCCCGCGCCAAGGGTATGCGGCTGAACATTGACGCCGATGACGTTTGTCGTGGTATAGGTTCCCGCCGCGCCAATCGTCGCTACAAAGACGCCGTGCATTCCGGACGTTGCCGCTACGGGGAACGTGGTCTGCACCAACGCGGCGTATTGATTAGTGCCGGACCCGGCCATCGTGCCACGCACATAGATTTGTGCGTTAGCGGACACCGCGCCACCGACTGCCGCATAACTCGACGCCTGTAGCGTCGAACTCGTCGAGAGCGCATTGGTAACGGCAAGCGACCCGGGGATGGATACCGCATCTGTTGCGCCGCGTGTGATTTGCAACGCCCACTTTGACGCGGTGCGGTCGTACAGGCCCCACAACGTTGCCGCGCTATTAAGTACAAGCTCGACGCCGCCAGTTGCTACGCTATTCGTGAGCCGGAACCGCTGTTCCTGCGTGACCGCCGCCGTTGTGCCGAGCGTCAGCGTTCCAACCGCGTTGCCCGTGTTAAACAACGTGCTGGCACCGCTCACCGTAAGGCCGGTCAGCGTTCCGACCGAGGTGAGGCTGGAGTTAACGACATTCGAGGCAAGTGTTGTGCCGGTCAGGCTTCCGGCAGGGGCCGCACCATTTAAAGTCGCCGTAATCGTCCCGGCGGAGAAGTTGCCCGAGGCATCGCGGGCAACGACCTTGCTGGCCGTGTTCGTCGTCGTCGCATCGACCGTCGTGGTGACGTTCGCCGATCCGTTGTAGCTTCCACCCGTCAGGTAGGAGCCGAGCGTCAACGTGCCCGTCGTAGCCGTCGCCGAGGCTGCCGGGGCGCTAAACGTCTGCCCGCTCGTCGGCGCGACCAACTGCTCATCCAAGACGTCCGTGTCTTGGTATTGTAGGTAGTACTGCGTCGGCATCGCGGTATCGACGCTGACCTCAAAGACCCACGACTGCCCAGCCGTCGAGTCCCACGTCGCCTTCCACCCGTCGGCAGTCTTGGTGCCGCTCGTTACCACGTTGGTCGCCGTGGTCCCGCTCTGGTCCTTAACCGAGGCCGCAATCACCTGTGTCGTGAACGTCTGCTGCGTGTTCTGGTCGCCGTCCTCGTCAAGCGTCGAGTTGCCACGATCGAAATAGAAGCGCCACCAGACCTCGTACTTGCTGCTGCCCGCGTTGTAGCCCTGCTTCTGCACCTTGATGATGGGCTTGTTCTGCCCGTAGTTCTGCGGCCACTCGGTGTTGCCAGATCGAATGTACGACAGGTTGCCGTAGGCATCAGAGCCATAGATGCGCCACTCGACCTGATAGATGGTCGTCGTCGTTGCGAGTCCCGTAATGCTTGAAAACGTGCCGGACGTTCGGCTCGCAATATCCTTAAAATACGGCGTCCACGCCGACCACGCGCCCCACGTTTTCGTGGTTCTTGAGCGCGACCGAAACTCAAAAAACGCAACCCGATGCTGCGAATCGGTGTAGGTGATATCAATGTTGAACTGCGGCGACCCTACGTTAATGTAGGCGCTCGACGGAACAATGATTGGCTCTTGCGGTAGCACCGTTGCAAGAACCGGCGGGACGCCTGTTGCGACTGCGTTGACGCCGTAGTATGTCGTTGAGATATTCGTCCATCCCGGCACATACTCGGAGTCCGTCTTGCCAGCCGTGCGGTGTTTGATGCGATACCAGTAGGTCGTCCCATCCTTCGGCAGATAGTCCACATAAGACGTCACCGTGCCCGGCAGGACCGCGATTTCGGCATACGTCCCCGGTACGCCAGCAACGTTGAGAGCCCGTTCGAGGATGGTCGTGACCGACCCAGAGGACGGCCAAATCGCGAGGACTACGCCTTGCGGTAGGTTGGCGTCATCCACGCCTGCGATAACCTGCAACCCTGCCGGACGATCCGCCGTGCCCGTCGTAACGCCAGCCGTCGTGAACGTCGCCGTCACCGGCGTCATCGCCACGTTCGCCACGCGATCGCGGAACGCCACGCCCGTGATGTAGGCCGTCGACGCCGAGAGCCCCGTCAGCAAGGTCGAGGTCGTGCCCGGTGGCAACGTGTTCACGCGGTACGGCGTCCAGTCGCTCGGGGCCACCGACCCCGGTGCCACGTACACGTCCACCGAGTCCGTCGTGTTCGTATTCAAGCTCCACGAGACCGCAGCCGTCTCGTTGGTCAGCGTCCCCACGGTCACGCCCGTCGGGGCCGTCCACGCATTGAGCGTCACCGTCGACCACCCCGACCACGCGCTCGGGAAGATGCCCGGCACCTCCGACCGCACCCGGACGTGGACCGTCGTCGCACCGAGCTTGACCGCCGGTAGCTGCACCGCACCCGTCGGGACCGCCCCCGGCGCGTAGCGCGTGAAGAGGTTCCCGTTCTTGCCAGCCGCAGGCGCACTCGCCCCCGTCGCCCACTCGACCGCGACCCCGATGTTATTGGCGTTCAGCCCACCAACACCACCAGCGTTCGTGATAGTGAACTGCGCCACCCGACGCGGATCGGCGGTCGAGACCGCGAGGGAGACCGTCGCCGCTGTCGCGGGCTGCACGAACCCGCCAGCGTCCACCAGCTTAAACGCGACCGACTCGGGCCGCTCCTCGCGCCGGACAATCTGCGCCACCCGCGCCCCGACCGAGCTCTCGCCGATGCGGTAGTTGCGGTTCGGGTAGTAGCTCGCCGAGAGGTACACGAAGTCCCCGACCTGCGCCGCCGCCGCCGACGACGTGCGGAGGACCGCCACCTCGGAGTTGACCGCGCCACGCCCGAATCGGTTGAAGCCCTCAAACACCACGCCCCGCGACCACTCCGTGAACGACGGCACGAACGATTCCGCGTCCGTCACCATCCCCGGTACGGTGTACGACACGACCCGCGTCGAGTAGGTCGAGGTGTCCCCGTTCGCATACTCGAGTGTCTGCTCGGTCGAGACGATCCCGTCCGGCGCGGGCGCGGTATCGTCCGAGTCGAAGTTGGTCATCGCCGTGAGGACGTTCTGCGTCAGCGTGTAGCCGGTCACGACCGTCGCTTCGTCCAAGTCGTAGATTGCGGGCGGCTCGTCCCCGACGAGGTCGTTCGTCGCAATCGTGTAGGTCGGCGCGACGTAGTTGAGCACCCGCGTTGGGAAGAACTCGACCTCACCCGTACTATTGACCCGCGCCGCAAACCCGAACGGCCCGAACACCGACTGCTCAAGGAACTCCGCCATCGTCTGCGCGGCGGTCACGCGGTACGTCACCCGCAGGTTCGCCCCGAGCGCGTCCACGACCGCGTTATACGCGGCGGTGTTGACCGTCAGGTTGATGATTTCGTAGAGCTTCTTGGCAACGTCCGCCGGATGCGCTTGGATGTAGACCGGGGACGCCTCCGATACCTGCCGCGTCACCACCCGCACCCGGAGCGCGGTGTTCGCCGACGGCAAGGTCGGCCACGTCGTATCGGGCGCGTAGAGCTTGACGTAGAGGTTCTGGTCGTTCAGGCCGAGCCGAGACTCCGCCGCCACCGCCTGCGATGGGCCGAGGTTGATCGCCCGCACCTCGCCGAGCCATTGGTTGCCCGTGGCGGGGTCGGTCACAATCGCCGTGAGGTCCGGCATTGCAAACACTTCGGACCCTTGCAGGTAGGTAAACGCCGCCCCCGTCGCCGACGCGTCCCCGCTTACCCGCTTGAGATAGGGCTTAACCGATCGCCACCATTGGGCGTTCTGATTCGGCCCCGGCACCTTCTTCTGCTCGAAGAGCGGATAGAACGCACCCGAGGAATAGGAGAGCGCCAACGTATCCCCGGACACCGGGGTCGACGTGCCGGTGGTCGCCTTGTAGAGATAGGTCCACCCGCCGGAGTCGATAGTCCGGGTCGTCCCGCCACCCAAGCCCCCGATAATCGGGCCACCGAAGATGCACCCGCGCTTCGGAAAGGCGTCGCGCTCGGCCTTGCTCTGCCACGTGAACACGCGCTCGGTCTGCTCGACCCGCCGCGTGTTGCTGACCGTGATGGCGTAGCGAATCGCGTCGACCTGCCGGATGTTGGAGATAAACCCCGCGCACCACGCCGTCCACGACGAGCCGCCGTCGGTCGACATCTCGACGAACGCCCGACGCGAGAGCAGGTGCGGGCGGGCCGTAGTCGCGGAGGAGTCGTTGAGTTGGTTCGTGAGAACGCGGATCGTGCCCGTCCCGTCCGTCCCCGTCGCGACGTCCACTACCTCGACGTTGTACGCCCCCGTCCGCACCGCGCCCGTGAGCAGGTCAACCTCTTGCCCGTCGCCGCTCGGTGGGGCCGCGATGTAGGGGTTGGTTCCCCCGGCAATCGACGTGACGACGAGCGCGTCCGCCGAGTCGGCGGCGTTCCGAATACGAAGGCGATAGGCTTGGTTCGGCATCAGTTATGTCGAAAGAGGTAGGTCAGTCGTAGAGGCAGAGCATAGGCGCGGCGGCGCTGTTGATGAGCACGAACGTCATCGAGTACAGCAACGCCGTCTTGTCCTGCAACGCAATCCCAACATCTCCTTCAGGCGCAAGGTAGGCCGTGTAGGTCCGGCTCCCGGCATCGCCCGTCGTCACCGTGACCGCGTTGCCGCGCAAGAGCCAGTCCTGCGTCCGCAGCATATCCGTCATCTTGGAGTTCGGGAGGTCGTTCATCGTGAAGGACGCCCCGTAGTCCGTGCGGAATCGAAACTGCGACGGCACCCCCGTGCCGAGCGACACCGCCCGTGGTCCGATAGGCCGCTGAAACGGCACCCAGTCCGCGAAGCGAGACGCCGGAGCGAGAGCCGCCGCCGTCATCCCGTTGTCGAGCGTGACCGTGCCCGCCGCACCCGTGACGCCCGAGGCGTCGTTAAACGAGATACTTGCCACTAGCCCACCCTCCCTCGGCTATTCGCCTTCGCCATCAACTCCTGCATCGCCCGCTGCGCGGTCGGATCGTTCGGCCCGATGATGGTCACGTTCGTCGCGCTCCGAGGTTGCATCCCAGCCGCCGTCGTCGCCGAGGTCGAGCCGAAGATAAGTTGCGTTGTCTGACCGCTTGACACCCCACCGCCGAAGCTAATGCTTGAGAACGCAGCCCCGCCGCCACCTCCACCACCTCCACGTCCGAACGCCGCTCGTGCCGTACCTTTCAAGGCCGCGCCGAGTCCAATCATTGCGATAGATGCCGCAATAGCACCGCCCGGCAAAAATCCAGCGAGTGCTTTTTGGATTTTGTCCATTAACTGCGACGCAGCCAGCGAAGCGATGCCAAACTGCACCATCGCGTCGCCCAGACCAGCCAGCATTACGGCTGCCAGCGCCTTAAATCCTTCACCGATGTTTCCAGACGCGATGGCGTTTTCGATACCTGCGACTATTCCCGTCGTGAGCGCCATCGAGACGCTCATCGCAAACGTCTGCTCTAACTGAACCGCAAGTTCAGCAGCCGATCTCTGCGCCTCGGTCAGTACGGGACCAATCGCCTGTGGGATACGACGCCGCATCGCCTCAATCATATCCTCTGGTCGCTGGCCGATGCCCGTCGTGCCAGCCCCCGCCGTTGGCAGACGCCCAAGCGTTCGCGCCGCCACCGCCGCTTCTGGCGCACCAGCCGCCGGAGCCGCAAAGCGTGGAGCCAGTTCTCGCGCTCGAAGCAAGCGACGCTCGTCCTCCTCTAACTGGCGAATCTGCCGCCCAAGTTCCCGCAGCCGCTCAATCCGCGCTCGGGCCTCGTTCATCTCCTGCATCGTGCGCCGACGTCCGCTAGTACGGGCTGCGTCCGCGCCTTCCGTGATTTGCCGGTTCAGCTTTTCATATTCAACGCGCAAGTCATCCAAGCCACCAATAAACTCGCCAGACGTAATATCGAGAAGCCCTTGCTGAACGTCGCGCAGTTTCTTGTCAATCGCCGCAACATCACCCGCCAAGACCATCTCTCGAATAGCCTTTTGCACTTCCTCGGCTGTCTTTTTCGCTTCGGTCGCCGTTCGACTAAACGCGGTCACGGCGGCAACGCCAAAGCCAAGCAGGGCACCGACCGCCAGACCAGTCGGACCGAACATCGAGCTAATCTGCGAACCCGCCTCAATAATCCGGGTTCCCATATCGGCGGTGATAGTACCGGTTCGAGCCAGCGAGTTACCAACCGCCGCGAACCCGATGGCGGCCTTGGCTGCGCGATCGCCGGCAATCTGCGTTCCCGCGCCAGCGGTCTGCATCGCTCGCCCGGTCGTCGTCACCTGCGACGTCGTGACCTTCATCTGCGTGGCGACCGCGTTGGCCTCGTTCTTGAGGCGCTTGAGCGCGGCCTCGACGACCGCCGCGCCCTCCTCCTTCACCAGCATCTCAACGCTAAAGACCCGCATCGCTTACTCCTTCTCGTTGGCCTTCGCGACGGCCTGCGCCATCCGTTGAGACAATGCGGTGAGCCGTTCCCGCGTCTGGTCAAACATCTGCGACAACTGGCCCGCCGCCTTCAAGTATCGCATCTCCATCTTCTGCAAGTCCTGCGGCTGATGGAACGCGATGGCGACCTGTCCCGCCAAGTCCGTCCGTTCCCCCATTCGCGTGACCGTCGCCTCCCGCTCCATCGTCCGCATCTCGGCCCACGTCCACAAGGTCAGCGCGAAACTCTCCCGCGCCACCGCCCCCACCCCGCGCCCGGTGCGGGTGGCCGTCTCGACCACCACGCGCCGGATATACTGCTCCGCGTCCCACTTGACGGCGACCGACGGGCCATCAGCCGCCGCCAGCGTCAGTTTTTTGCGGCCTGCTCCGCGAGCATCGCCTCGACCTCGACCACCTGCCCACGGCTCAACTGCACCAGCGCCGCGACCTGATCCACCGAGAGGCGAGCGACCTCCTCGGGCGTCAGATCCGGGCACGAACTCGCGACCACCTCGAGCAAGGCCCCGAGCATCGCGGAGCCGTTGTCGTCCGTCTGGAGCGCGGCGACCTTGTGCGCCGACGCCCCGGTGAGCGGATAGACCACGACCTCGCGACCGAATAGGGTGACACGCGGCAGGCGTGACGGGTTTACCAAGTCGTCCAGATTGATTGTCGGCATCGATAGGATGGCTGAATGGGAAAGAATCAGACGGCGTTCAGGTACTCAATGCGGTACGGGGCGTCGCCGACGTTCGTGTAGCCGGTCTCGCCAAAGGCCAGACGCGCCTCAAGCTCGATGGCGATGGCGATTTCCGACCCGTCCTGCGAGGTGATGTCGTACTTGGTGCAGAGCGCAGAGCGGAAGTAGACCTGCACAAACGTCCCAGAACCGCGCAGCCAGATGGCGCGAATGTCCGAGAGGTAGTCGCCCGCCGCGAGGAGATTAGCGGCCCGCTTCGGCGTGAAACTCTGCGAGGCTCCGGTCCAGCCGCCAGCGGCGGTGACGGCGGTCACGCCCGTGGCGGAGGTGGCACCCGGCTCAAGCTGGCCGACGTTCGTCGTCGACAACTGGATGACCGTGCCCGTGAGCTTCGGCATCTGCATCATCTTGCGGTCAATGCCCTTGACGGGCGACCGCTTGCCGTCGAACTCGACGTTTCGGTAGGTGAGGCCGGGGTCAAACTTGAGGCCCCCGGCGAACGCCCCGAACACGGTCGCGCCAGCGTAGAGAACGCCGGAGTCGAGGAGCACATCGGACGGGAGGGTGGCGGTGTAGCCGGTCAGCGGTGCGGTCATTGGTCTATCCTACGGGTAAGGGGTGCGTGGGTGTAATCTATACGGCCCGCGCCGTCAAGACACGGGGCCAGAGGAAGAGTTCGTAGTTGGCGACCACCGCGACCACGGAGCTATCGGCGGGGTCCGTCAACTGCGGCACGGTCTGGCGCGTCCGACCCCGGCAGACCATCAAACCGGAGGAGGAGGCCGTCAAGGACGTCATCGCCTGATCCACGATGTCCATCGCGGACTCGACGAGCGGCAACTGGCTGTCCGGCTTGCCCACCCCCTGCACCTCAAGGATGGCCGTCTCGCGGTAGCCATTGAACTCTGGCAGGGAGACGCGGTCGAGCCGGAGCGTCAAGTACGGGAACACCGGGTCAGCGGGCGCGGCCCGGACCCAGATGCGCGTCCCCACGAACCCGGCGAGCGTATCCGTCGAAGGCGAGACGTAGTCGATGAGCGCCTTGCGAAGCGTCCCGTAGATTGCCGTCGTGGAGGTCGTGGACGGGAGCGTCAGGCTACCGGGGACGACGTAGGTCGGGAGAGTCATCGGACGGCCTTGCCTCGCTCAAGGTAGCGGTTCAGGACGCGGTTGTAGGTGTCAATCATCTGCCGAGCCGACTCCATCGCCACGGGCTTGAAGATGGCGACCCGCTCGAACCGCCGCGTAAAGATGTTATGGTGCCCGAGCTCCCACGCGAGCGCGATCTTGCCGACCGAGAACCGCGACGTGACCGCCTTCGCCTTCCGACCCTTCTTGGCTTTGGCCGTGACCGTGATGCCCTCGGGGATGCCGACCTTCGTGTACCAGCCGTTCCCGCCGAACGTCGGCTCCTCCCGCTGGACGTGCTGAACGACCTGCGCCGTCGAGCGGAACGCCTGCGACGTGTAGTAGCCCTTGAAGAACCGCCGCTTGAGGTTGCCCTCGTACACGTTCGCCGCCGCGTCCAACGCCATCCGCGAGGCGTCGCGGTACTGCTTCAAGAACTGGGGCGACAAGTCGCGGACGACGACCGACATCAGGCCTCCACCATCGCGGCCCGCAGGCTCTCCAACGCGGCCCCCGCCGTGGCCCCGGTGCGCGTCAACGTCCGCTCGGTCCCAATCCACCGCAGGCCGACCCCGACGTTGCCGACCGGGAACGCCTCAAGACTGCCCCCGTATTGGCCCACAAACGCCTCCAGACGGGCCGAATCGGACGGCCAGACCCCACGGCTTCGGATGTCCGAGCCGCACATCTGACGGGCATCGACGCCGTAGGACTCGATCACCGGATAAACCCGACCGCCGACAGGGTGAGGCTCGTCGCCGTGACCGCCGTCGTGTCCGTCTCGTTGCGGACAAACACCGAGATGGTGTCGTTCTGCGATGTCGGTAGCAGACCGGTAATCGAGAACCCGTAGCCCTTGCCGGAATCCGAGAGGACCGCCGAAACGTGAATCCCCGTAATCGCCACGCCGTTCTTGGCGAACGTAATGCCAAAGGTCTTGTTATTGGACGCACACACCAACTCAACGTTGGCGGTAATCAACAGCACTTGGTTGACCGCCTTCGTCGCCCGGAGCTCGTTGTTGGCGTACTGCGAGAACCCGTCCTGCCCGAGCGTGGCGTCAAGCGCTGTCGTCCCGGCCAGCTTGTACCACGTATCGGTCAGCGCGAAGGTTGTCGCCGCCGACGCCGTGAGGTCCAACTGGCCTCGGCTCGGGAACAGCGAGACCACCACGTCCCGGATATCCTCGGGCGAGATAAGGCCGGTCGTGTTATCGGGAAGCTGCGCCAAGAGCGCAGAGAGAACCTTCGGGGTCTCGGCCATCAGTCGTAGCCCTCGTCAAAGCCCAACGTGAACGCGCTCGTCGCGTCCACCAAGTGCACCCCGTCCGCCACCGCGTCGGGATCGTTCGCGATGAACTCGGCGTAGGCCGTCGGGTCCACCTCCTCCAACGCTAACTGCTTGCACCGCATCTGCCGCACCTCGACCACCGAGCGCACGAAGTAAATCACCGTGTCGCCCTCAATCTTGACCACCCCGAACGGGTCAACCGGCACATAGTCAGCGACCGTCGCCGTAAGCGTGGTCCGGCTGTCCGTGTGGCCCTGCGGCGCACCCGCCACCGTGAACTGGTTCGCGGTCGCGTCAATGCGCCCCCAATAGACCCCGACCTTCGTGTAAAGCGGACGCTGGAACCCATACGCCCCGTCGTCCGAGCGCGTGTAGAACCCGAGCCGCTGGTCCAGCAGTCCCGGCGCGAGGTACATCAGCCCACCGCCACGGGCAGCTTGAGCGCCCGAAGCACCTTCAAGACCCGCGCCGCCGTGTCACGCGAGACATCCCACGTGATGCTCGTCCCCGCCCCCGTCTCCGAGGCCGCGTTCGGCGTCCGCTTTTGGTACAGGTCCGCCGCAAGGTCGAGGATACATTGCGAGATGACCGGCTCCCAGAGCGTGTAATGCTGCGAGAGCGAGAGCCCGCACGAGGCCGTGATCGTGTAGCGCCCGTTCGAGAACGAGCACCCAGCCTCGGCGTAGATGACCCCCGTCGCCCCGCTCACCCAATAGTCCGTCGTCGGAACCGTCACGCCGTCCACATCGGTGATACTCACCGCCGCAATCGGGCGGCGCGGAAACACGAGCGAAGTCACGGGTCGGTCCGCGTCCGTCTCGGCGCGGTCGATATATGTCTGCGAGACTGCCGTCACGGGGCAGTCAATCCAGAGTTCCACCTGTGCCTGTGCCCTCGCAAGGAGGGCCGTCAGAAGCGTGTTCTCCGCGTTGGACTCGATGCGGAGGTAGGACTTGAGGTCCGTTACGGTTGGGAGAGCCACGCAAACTCCGACGCAGGCAGGTGGTCCGGATCAGCGATCAAACCTTTCTGACGCCAAACGGTCGCCCGTTCAGCGGAAATCTCAAACTCCTCGCCGGGGAGCCGCCGAACGCCGTCCACCTTGCAGGCGGCGATCAGCGTCACCCGGACAGGGTCGGACGAAGCCGTGGGGGGCGTCCCCCCCACGACCTCACCCGTCACCTTTGGCTTACGCAGCCGGCTCATCCAGCACGACGAACGGCGAGTGCTCGTCAACCTTCGCGCCCGCGGCCGTCTTGTAGGCGTAGGTCGAGGTCGGGAGCGGGATGCCGCCAGCCCGAGCGACGAAGCGGTACGTGGTGATGTCGTTGACGAACTTGTAGTGAATCGACGACTCGACGGTCAGCGCCTGACGGAGGCCCATCGCGTAGAAGTCGCCGTTGACGAGGGCGACATCGCCCTCGGTCCCGAGCGCCGGAAGCAGATCCGACACGATGACCGGGAGCCCAAGGAGGGTCGCCGGAGCCTTGTCCCGAAGGTTCGGGAGGAAGGTGACCATCGTGTTATTGGTGGTCTGCATCGCGAAGAGCTGGGCCAGCACCTTACGGCTGATCATCCAGACCGAGTTCGGGCCGTGCGTATGCGACTCGTACATCTTGAACGCATCCGCAGCGGTGAACGTCGAGGCCGTGGCGCGGGGCACCTTGATGAGCGCGCCGTTGTTCGTGTTGAACGCGCCGAGCGGCTGCGACGAGCCCGTGCCGTCGATCGTGATGTCTTCGTTGATCTTGTTGACCACCTGCCCGCCGACCGCCGAGGTGACATCGGACGGCAGCTCGCCGGTGAAGTCGTCGTCGAGAAGCTCGTCCCCGAACTCCGTGATGGCGGCGTACTTGTACATCGTGAGCACCCGCTGGCCGAACGACGGCTCGCGGCTCGGCTTGGTCTCACCCTCGCCGACGATGGTCACGTTGGCAATCTTACCGGCCATCGGGCGGTTGAGGACCGTCGTGCCCTCGTCCTGAATGAGGTACGGGATGCGGAGCGACCGGCCGGGAACGTTGTAGCGGCGGGCATACTGGAAGAGGCCCGGCTGAATGTTCGAGGTCGAGAAGATCTCCGGCACCTGCGTCAGCGGGAGGAGGTACTCGCCGCCGTTGGTCGAGCCGGTGATGGTGCGGGTCATCAGGTCGACGCGCTTGAGCGTCTCGGCCTCCTTCTGGTTGGCCGGACCCTTGGCGACGGCACGGATGAACGCGCCGACGTTCTTGAAGCCCTTGGACAGCTCCTTCCGCACCTCGTCCTGCGCGTCCTTCATCCCGGCGAACTCGCCACGATCGGCCCCAGCGTCCACGCGGACGAGGCCCTCGTCGCCGCCCTGACGGGCGATCTCGGCATCACCGGTGAACTCGGCAGCCGCGGCAGCCCGCATCTCAAGGGCGCGGATGTCGGCGGTGCGCTTCTCCACTTCCTCGGCGGTGAACGCAACCGAGGGGTCCATCAACTGCGACCGGAGGGCGTGAGCCTGCTCGCGCAGCTCATTCGCAGCCCGGTTCTTGGAAACCAGCGGGGTCTTCATTGTCGTGTATCCTTGCATCAGTGAGTAAAGGTCGAACGCACCGCCGCGGTGCGCTCCTCCAACGTAGCATACCGCGCCGTCGATGCGGTCGAGGAGGGCGTCTCGGTCACCACGGGGGCGACGGAGGAAGCCGTCTCGGAGCGCGTCTCGGGGAGGTAGCGGACCAGCACCGCGTGGCGATCGGCCTCGGAAAGCGCATCCAAGGCGACGCGAGCGGCCAGCGTGAGCAGGTCGGTCTCCGTGCGCTCGGCGACGACCTCCTCGACAGGGGCAGACGCCTCGTTCCGGGCCGAGGCAATCTCGGCACCCGGCACGGCAGGCATCGGGGTAATAGAGACTTCGCGCAACTCAATCTCGGTGAACCGCTCGACGGGCTTGCCGTCGATGGTCACCATCTCGGACGACCGCGGAA